ATTGAAATTGGATAAACCTGTCTTTATAATATATCCATACTTGTATGACGGCATAACTTCGTAGGTCATAGCGAGAATCAACCCTAGATTATAATGTCTAGGGCTTAGGATTCTTGCATTCAAACATTCATCATAAGTCATTTAAATAAGTTTAATACAACCTATTATAAGTATAGATAGTAATATAATATAAATAGTCATTCATTCTCCTTTATTATTCAAGACAGGGAGTAAAAACTCCCTTTTTATTAGTTATTATTGTTCATCACCTAAACCATACATTCTATCATTCATTTCTTCTTGTTTCCATAATCCGTCTTTAACTCTATTTTCTGCACATAATAAACAAGTATATTTTTCTTTTATAATTGGCTCGTAACATATTGCACACCAATTATTATAATCATCATACCAGTCCCAATGTTTAGGGATAATATCGCCACATTTAGCAATTTTCATTCTTTCTCCTTTAATTTATTCAAAACAGGGCGAGTTATCGCCCTTTCTATTAGTTATTAACAATAGTTTTAGAAGTATCATAAAATATACTAACCTTATCAGTTTTATTATAATCTACACCAAGAGAATCACAAACATCTTTCCAAACTCTTGAATATCCAAAATCTTCTGAATAAAGATTTAAATATCTACAATTTTTGTCTGATTTATTCATTTTATTCCTTTCTGTTATTATCTATTTTTATTATATCTTCAATATAAAGATTATCATTAATAATATCGTCTTGAATATAACCTTGAGCATTATATTGCATATCTTGAACAGATTGTTCAGCTACATCATTAACTACGATTACTACTCTAAAACTACATCTTTTATCTTTTTTCATTCTTTTCTCCTTTTATTATTCAAAACAGGGAGTAAAAACTCCCTTTTTAGTCAGTTATAAACATTACTTAGAAATATCTATACCCAAATGCTCCAAATGTTCAGAATCTTCTAAATTCCAATCTTCAATTAAATTGTCAAGTTTATTTTTGTAAACCTCATTTAAAAGCCAACCAATTTCTGATTTTATAGCTTTTCTTTGCATATCATAAGCAATATGATCTGATATAATTTCTATTGCTTCATTATAATCTATTTTCATTTTTTTATTCCTTTCTATTAGTTATTTATATTCCAATAAGGAAATAAGTTTAATAATTGAATTAATGTAAATGTTTTTAAGTAGTTATATTCAGTAATATCAAAAATATTATAATCATTTGTGCTTTCATACATACAAATATTTTCTTTGATTTCTTCTAATGATTTTACTTTACCATAAACACCTGTAAAATTGTTATATAATTTCATTCTTTCTCCTTTTATTATTCAAAACAGGGTAGTTATACTCTACCCTTAAGAGTTTATAATTTACGCAAAAATCTAAAGTTTTGTGTATTCTGTGTGAAATCGTAAGGATAATCAAATTTATCTACAAATTCAACACCCCAACCTATTCTTTCGCCGTATTTATTATTGTTTTTAACAAGTTTGTTATACTGGTTTTTTGTGCAATCTTTAAATTGACAACTCCAATTATAACCATCAGTCCAACCCCATTCTTCGTTCTTAAACTCATCAGACGGCTCGAAATAATGATATGTACCTTGAACATAAAATGCTTTACTATTACAATAAAACATAAATTCTACATCACTACCCCACTTGCCTTCGTGTTCAAAACTATCCCAAACACAAGTTGATTTTGCCTCGTCTTTTAACTTTGAGCCGAAAAATTTATAATTATCTGAATATTTATTAGATATACCATTAAACATCATATCTAATACTTCAAACATAGTTTCTTTTTCGGTTTCTGGTATTGTTGTTACTTCTTCAGTTGTTAAAGCCATTCTTTTCTCCTTTTTTAAAATTCAAAACAGGGCGAATATAATCGCCCTTATTATAAGTTATCTTATAGATTCTTTAAGCATTATAAGCATATTAATTGCTTCCTTAATACCATAAATTGCTCCATCATAAAAATCTTTGGTTAGAAACTCAGAATAGATTTTCATTTTTTTATTATTTTGTTTGGCTTCAATACTTGCATTTAATCTATTTATAACTGCTTGTATTTTTCTTTGATTCATTTTTTCTCCTTTAATTAATTCAAGACAGGGGGGAAACCCCCCTATATTATACTACTTTTAATTTAGCAGGTGCTTTTTTAGTAGCAGGTTTTTTACCAATTAATAACTTTTCATTATCAATTAGTTCTTGTGCAGACATAACTTCTTTAGCAAACATACAAATTCTATTTCGTAAAGTGCTTTTTGCTAATTGTTCCACTAAAAATTCAACATCGTCAATATGGTTACTACCATTTAAACGAATAGCAATAGAGTTTGCTTGTAATTGAAATGCTCGTGGATTGTGCTTACCATCACTAAATGTCAAAATTAAATTCACATAATAGTCATTTTTATCATTGTTGTTTATAAGTTTATCTACTATTATTTTTACTATCATTTTTTCTCCTTAAGTTAATTCAAGACAGGGCGAGTTATCGCCCTTATTATTATAAAGATTCTCCACAATAAGATTCATCGTGGTATCTACCTCTTTTATAAGGATAGTTGTTTTTATAACAATTATCACAATATAATCCTGTATATATACCATAAGCGTCATTTCTAGCCCATTTATGATAGGATAGAGGTTTACACCTCTCAACATACCATTCGCCTGTATTTTCACATCTTTTTTCTTCATCTGGATAGTCTTTGTCTGGTTTTTCGCAGCCAGAACAATAATATAAATATTCCATTTTTTCTCCTTTTGTTTTATTCAAGACGCAGTTTATAGTGAGCCACCACTAACTAGGAATTAATCATCTATTCTTCCTTTGTCGTAATCAGTTGCAATACTATCAAAAATATCTTGTCTAATAGCAATATGTAAGCACTCATCATCAACAAATACATCGGCAATAATTTTTTTTGCTAAAAGTTTTTTAATACCAGCAAAACTTAAACCACAAGCCAATGCAATAGCCCTTTCAGATTCTGAAGTAGGTTTATCTGCATAAAGACAACATCTTGAAACTTCAACTTTTCTGTCATCAATATCTTTATCACTCCAAATAAACTCGGCTTTTGTAATAATTTTTGTAATTAATACAATTTCTTTATCTGTTAATTTCATTTTATTTCTCCTTTTTTAAAATTCAAGACGGCTTTTTATAGTGAGCCACCACTTATTATTATTCTTCGCCGTAAAGAAATTTCAAATAATCTTCTGAAAGGTTATTATATCTTTCTTTTACAAATATTTTTCTTTCCCAACGAGTATTGACAAAATCAATTTCTTTAGATTTATCACATTCATTTATAAAGCAATCCATAACCATTTCGCCAAAACCTCCGTGGCTTGGTATTATAATAGATTCGCAACCATTGGACACATCTAAAAGCCAATCTCCACTTCTGTCGTTATTATCCCAATTTGGATTATAACCATTATCGCTTAAAGTTTCTGCAATATATTTAAGATTTTTATTATTTATTCTGTCTATAAGATTCATTTTATTCTCCTTTTTTAAAATTCAAGACGCAGTTTATAGTGAGCCACCACTAAACAAGGAATTATTTTAAATATTTTTTAAATAATTTTTTCATTTCATCATCAGTAAATGCTTGGTAATTTGGATTATATAAAACTTTTAATTTTTCGTTAGTGAAATAATTTTCTGGATATTCACTTAAATTACCACCTTCAAAAGCTTCAATATATAAATCCTCTAAAGCCATTACTTGTATTTCTTGTTTAATATTCATTTTTTTCTCCTTAGTTTATTCAAGACGGAGAGCCGACATTTATAATCGGCTCTTAGAGGTATTAGAAGGAAATTAGGATAGTAAGTGCGAATAGAATCATAATTGATATAATAGAGCCGTAATATGTTACGAAATACAGCCGATTTTTATAATTAAGGTAATCAGTATCAATCTTATAAGAATCTTGCTTATTTATACGTTTTTTAACGTAAACTAATTTTTTCATTTTTTTCTCCATTTTAATTCAAGACAGGGAGCAGTTGCTCCCTTTTATTATGATAATAATGCTCTTGCACTTCTTGATTCTTCTTTTCGTTCTAAATGTTGTAAATTATCATTTAAAACTTCTATAACATCATATAATAAAGCAGAATCTATATCAATCATATTTTCACTTTCTAAATTACTAAAGTCATTTTTATTAACATAATTTCTTAATTCTATTGCTTTTTTAAGTGCTATTTTTAATTTATTAATTTTCATTTTATTCTCCATTTTAATTCAAAACGGCTTTTTATAGTGAGCCACCACCTAACAAGGAATTATTTTAACTTTTCAAGTAATTTTATTATATGTGTAGCTTCATATATTTGTCCTTCTGTAAATGAAATTTCTTGTTTTTTTTTATTCCCAAAATACTCTTTATTAATAGTAATTATATTTTTTTTATTTACTTTTATATCATATTTAATAAGATTGATTATTTCTTGTATTTTATTGTTATTCATTTTTTTCTCCATATTAATTCAAGACGCCTTTTATAGAGAGCCACCTCTTTTCTTTAAAAGTGTTTATATAGTTCAAGAGTTGATATTTCAGACAATAACTCCTCGCCGATAATATAAACATACATATTAACAATATGTTCAGCGTCTGAAAAGTCTGTTGATACTTCGCCGAAGTTCATTTCTTCATATTCTTTTATGTAATCTATAACTTCAAAAGTCTGATTTAATTCGCCGTCTATAAGCCACCTTTCACAAGCGTAACGCCCAATTATGTAGTAATCTGTATTAAATAATTGATGATGTAATTCGCCATCTTTTATGAGTTCTAACACACTACACCAAGAGCCAAAGTTATTTTTATTTACATTGTCAAATATATATTGTTTAATTTCATTTCTTTTAAAATTCATTTTTTTCTCCTTGTTTGTTAAATTCAAGACGCAGTTTATAGAGAGCCACCTCTTATTATTTAATGTGGATATAACACTAAATGATAATGTATACCTTCTAAATCATTTTTAGTTAATTTATTTAAGCACTCTAGTAAATATAGAGGGCAATTGGTAGATTCAGATATTTCTTTTATTAATTGTTGTTTTTTCATTTTTTCTCCTTTTAAAATTCAAGACTGGGAGGCATTGCCTCCCATATTATTTATGATTTATTTTTTCATTTTATCTCCTTGTTTTTAATTAAAATCCCTTTTATATGGTCGTATTCGTGTTGAATTACACACGCCATATATCCTTCAAATGTTTGTTTACCATTTATATCATCGGTTATATCTACTTTCGAGTATCTTTCAACTTTATATTCGCCAGATAAAGACAAACATTTTTCCTTATGTATAAATTTATTTCCATAACATTTAATAGTAGGATTTTTAAAAAAAATAAGTTTATTTTTTACCCTTATAACAAAAGCATTATGATTATATCCCAATTGATTTGACGCAATACCAACAGCGTCTTTTCTTATAACCATAGCAATATGCAAACCTTGTTTTATAGTTTTCCATTTTGTGTCATTTACAGGAACGCATTTTTTGGATAAAAAATTTTCATTTTTGTTTAATTTCATTTTTTTCTCCTTGTTTTTTAAATTCAAAACTGGGAGGCATTGCCTCCCTTTTTTTATTTGATTAATTTCACAAATATATTTTTGTTTTTAACTCTATATTTAATCTCATCAGCAATGAATTTTTTGTTGCCTTGAAAATATGAGCATATTTTAATATCGTTGTTAAAAACGCCGTTTTTAGTGATTTTAAATACAAATCCGTTATGTATTACAAATGTTTCAGTATCTTGTAACCACTCAACACCAAATTGTGCATAATGGTTGAAATCATTTAATTTTATGTAATTTGTTTCTATATTTTTCATTTTTTTCTCCTTGTTTTGTTAAATTCAAAACTTGACACCCCCCTAATTAAAGGGGGGCTTGTTTCGGTTTTTTAACCCATAACCACAGCCGAATTAACGACGTTCTTGTGTTCGTCACGCACAATCATCATCTCATTAAGAGAGGTATATACTTTTCATATATTCCGTTGAATTGGGTGCAATTTATTGCAATCAGATACATAATGTATCAGGAGAGAAATAGGTTTTGTTTCGCCGAGTGTCGCCGGTGTTTAAACCATTTACCGAGAAGTCACATTCTTAGGTGGTTATCTTCTCTTTATATACGAATACTCACTTACTCAACCTTGTAATTTGTTTTCTGTATTTTAGTCCGATTTTTCTATCATATTTGCCCCATTCAATCTCCGTAGTGTTTGTCGGTAGACTTATCCGTGTGCCTCTCGGCTCGTTTTGGGTGGTGCCTTATTGTCTTATTAAGTTTCTACCGTCGGTAACCTCTCGGCTACGCTGTCATTAATCTCTCTCACAAACTAAAATATATCTCAAAAAACTATATAATCAATTAAGATTATGAAGTAATATATTAATATATATTTAAAATACAATGGATTATTTACAATAAAGTTAAATTAATTTATGTTTATCGAGGAGAAATATATTTTAATATGTCGTTGTAATCTGCATATTTTGCCGTTATTGATAGTAATTCTTATATATAGATACATAAAACACTAATATTTATATATCTTTAATTATTTTATTGACATTGTAGTCAAATTGGTTGTATAGCTAATATTTTGGCGTTATTGATAAATCCCTATACATAGAATAAATAACAAAAACAAGTAAAATCGTATTTTTTGGTTAGGGTGTAGAATTTGTTT